GCCGCTGAGCTGGCGGTTGTGCTGGCAGAGGTCTGCCGAGTCGGTGAAGTGCTTTCGTCCTGGGTCAAACGTCACGGTGGGGGTGCCTCGGGGTGGGTGGTGGTGCCGCGCTGGCGTCAGGGGCCGTCCAGGATGCGCGCCAGCTCGCGCTCCTGCCTGGGGTCTGGGGTGAGCTCGGCCAGGTCGTCCAGGGCCTTCTCGATGCGGTGGAGGCGCTGGCGCTCGCGCAGCAGCTCGTTCGTCAGCACGGTGTTCCGCATCGCCTCGGCGCGCAGCCGCTCGCTCGTCACCTGGGCCAGCACCGCCAGCTCCTCGCGCTCGAGGGCCGCGATGCGGAGCGGCTCGAGGAAGCGGGTGGTGCCGGGGCAGTTGAGGGCTGCCCCCTCGTGCCGGGAGCGGGGCGCGCCGCAGAAGGCGCAGGTGGGCTCAGGAATCATCGGTTCGCACCTCCACCTCGTCGGCCACCACGTGCGTCTGTCCGTTCACGTCCAGGTAGGCTCGCCCGCGCAGCCGGATGTGCGAGCCCGCCTCCAGCTCGGGCCGCACCTTGCGCGCGGCCGCGAGCCATTGCCGCGTGGCCGCGCCCTCGTAGTGGACGGGCCCCACCAGGGTCATCGTCTCGTGCTCGCTCACGGTTTCTTGCCTCCCTTCGCGCGCAGCAGCGCGCCAGCCAGGGCCTCGGGCGTCACCAGCAGGACCTCCACGCCCTCCAGCACCAGCGGGGCCACGTCCAGGTTCTCGTTCACCGTCGTCTCCAGCACCGAGTAGCCGGCCCGGCTGAGCGCCACCGCCAGGTCGTGCATGTTGCGCCGCTGCCCGCCGTGCGAGCCGTGCACCACCACCACCGTCACCTTGCCGCTCACTCCAAGTCCCTCCTGTCCGCCTCGCTGATGCCCGCGCACAGCCGCTCCAGCACCAGGTGCCAGCACACCGCGTCGCCCTCCTGGGCGAGGCACGCGAGGTAGCGCAGCTCGCGCAGCAGCTCGAGGTCCTGCTCGATGCGCTTCATGGACTGCCTGGGCCCCGGCGGCCCGTGCAGCACCGCCAGCTTCACGCACAGCACGTCGTCTCTCGTCGCTCTCTCCCGTGTCTCCATCGCTCAGCTCGCCTTCGGCACCGGAACGGAGACGCACTCGCTGGCCCCGATGATGCCCCGCTCCTCGCGCTCCAGCGGCACGTCCACGTGCTGGGGCAGGTCGCGCACCTCGGGCCCCACGTTGCTCAGGCTCGCCACCAGCACGCCCAGGATGGTGGCCAGGTCCATGTCGAAGAGCGTGGCCGCGCTGATGGCCAGCGGCTCGTTGTGCGCCAGGCCCTTGTCGAGGGCCTTCAGCGTGTCGTACGTGCGCTTGAGCCGCGCCATCTGGGCCGGGCTGAGCGTCCCCTGCCGGGCCAGCTTCTCCACGAAGGCGAACAGGATGCGCAGCCTCACCCGGAGCCTCTTCGCGTCCTTCATGGTGCGAACCACCTTTCTGCCTGTTGGAGCCGCAGCGTGCGCTCCGTGTCGAGGCCCAGCTCTCGGAGGCCGGGCACCAGCTCCACCATCACGTCCACCCCGCGGCGGCCGAGCTGCTCCGCGTTGTGCTTCGCCTGCATCCACAGCTCGCGGTCCTCGTGCGCGCCGGGCAGCTCCTCCAGGCCCAGGGCCTTCAGGGTCCGCTGCGCGTACGCGGTGCTGAGCCGCCGCTCCTCGCCGTTCATCGGCACCTTGCAGTCCTCCTCGTGGATGGACGTGCCGCCGCACACCTGGTCGTCGAAGCGCTCGGTGAGCCAGTGGTAGAGGAGCCACCGCTGGAAGAGGGTGGGCGACCTCATCGTCGGGGCCCCCGGGGCGGCGGCCAGCGCGGGTGCTCGCGGCCGTGCAGCAACGCCAGCACCAGGAAGAGGAGGCCCGCTGCGAAGCTGCCCCAGCCGAGGGCCTCGGGCACCGGCGCGCCGCCGGCGACGAGCACCGCCACCAGCAGCACCCAGAGGACGATGGCCGTCACGGCGTCCCGGGCCATTTCGGCCGCGCGCGGGCGCCGCATCACCCGCCCTCCAGAGGCACGCCGCGCTCCTCGGCGGCCTGGCGAATGAGCTTGCGGACGAAGACGGAGCGGGAGTCCAGCCCCCGCAGGCGCTCGAGCGCCGTGTCCTCCACGGGCTCGAGGTATGCGTGCAACTGTGGGCGCTTAGGCGCCTCGCCCTCCTCTGTACGCCGCGCGGCGCGACCGGCTGTCTGCTTTTCCACGTGGTACACCTCCTGTAGCATGGGCCTCCATGCCTACAGACAAGGATGCTACAAGTCAAGTAGCAGGGGAAGGGGCCGCACTGGACACGTCAGAAGCGCCCGCTGCGCCGCCTGCCCCGCCGGCGCCGAAGCTGGGCCGCCGTCCGAAGCTCACCGCGGAGCTGGCCGAGGCGCTCTGCACCTCGCTCGTGGCGGGCAACTTCTTCGACGTGTCGTGCAAGGCGCAGGGCGTCGCGCCCAGCACCGTGTACGCCTGGCTGGACAGGGGCCGCCGCGAGCGCGCGCGCCTGGAGCTGCTCCACGCGGAGGGCCAGGACGAGCCCGAGCCGCTGCCCGACGAGGCCGGCTATCTGGAGTTTCTGGAGGCCGTGGAGAAGTCCCAGTCCGAGTCGCAGGAGCGGCTCGTGGGCATCGTGGCCAACGCGGCCATCGACCACTGGCAGGCCGCGACGTGGATGCTGGAGCGGCGCTTCCCCAAGCAGTTCGGCCTGCGTGTCCAGCACGCCATTGACGAGGAGCTGACGGCCGCGCTGGACAGGCTGAAGGCGGACCTCCACCCCGACGAGTATGCAAAGGTCCTCCGGAGCCTGGCTCGGCTCTCTGGCTCGTAGCCGCCTCCCCCATCTCACCCAGGCCGGCCTCCTGGTGCCCGCGGGCGCGAACGTCGCGCTCGACGGGCACCCGGCTGCCATCCAGCGCCCGGAGCCCACCCTCACGGTGGAGGACCTCGAGCGCGAGATAGTCCAGCTCAGCCCCAAGTACCTGCCGCCCACGCACCTGCGCGCCATGACTTCCCGCGTGGTGCGCTTCCGCGAGGAGCCCTTCGACCTCTGCTTCTCCGTGCCCCCGCGGCACTCCAAGACGGAGACGCTCATCCACCTGGTGGCCTGCATCCTCAAGCGCTGGCCAGAGCTGATGATTGGCTACGCCACCTACAACTCGGACCTCGCCAAGACGAAGAGCCGCAAGGCCCAGCAGCTCGCCATCGCCAACGGCGTCGAGCTGGCCACGAAGAGCCTGGAGAACTGGACCACCACCGCCGGCGGCGGCCTGCTCGCCTACGGCATCGACGGCTCGTGGACGGGCAAGGGTGTCCACTTCCTCATCGTGGACGACCCCTTCAAGAACCGCGTGGAGGCCGAGTCCAGCGCCCGCCGCGAGCGCATCTGGGAGGCCTTCACCGATGCGCTCTACACGCGCATCGAGCCCCGCGGCTCCTGCATCGTGCTGCACACCCGGTGGCATGAGGACGACCTCATCGGCCGCCTCGTGGGCGAGCTGGACTGGGCCAGCATCAACATGCCCGCCATCACCGAGGACCCGGCCACCGGCCTCGAGCGCGCCCTGTGGCCCGAGCGCTGGCCCGTCGAGGAGCTGGACAAGAAGCGGCGCACGCTCAACGCCTACAACTGGGTGGCGCTCTACCAGGGCCACCCGCGCCCCCGCGGCGACCGGATGTTCCAGGACGCCTACACCTACCCGGTGGGCAGCCCCGCCTCCCTGGGCGCGCGCATCGCCATCGGCCTCGACTTCGCGTACACCGAGCGCAGCCAGGCCGACTACTCCGTGGCCGTCGTCCTCTGCCGCGTGGGTGACCGCTACTTCGTCCTCGATGTCATCCGCAAGCAGGTGAAGCCGCCCCAGTTCCTCGCCGTCCTGGTGGAGCTGGCCAAGCGCTACCCGACCGCTCGCTTCCGCCTCTACGGCTCGGGCCCCGAGCTGGCGAGCGTCGCCTTCTTCCGGGCGGCCATGCGCAACCGCTTCATCGAGGCCATGCCCGCCATCGGGGACAAGTTCGTGCGCGCCATGCCCGTCGCCGCCGCCTGGAACGCCGGCGCCATCCTGGTGCCCGGCCCCAATGAGGAGCGCGGCCTGGACGAGCCGCCCTGGCTCGGGGACTACCTCAGTGAGCTCAACTCGTTCACAGGCGTGTCCGACCGACACGACGACCAGGTGGACGCCACCGCCGCAGCGTACGACGCACTCGCACAGATGCCCGGCCTCTCGGGGGGAAGTTCCGCCCCGAAGGCCTCGGGCCGTAGGATGTGAACCACCCCATGAGCACCCCTGCCATCCCCAACAACACCTCCGGGGCCGTGCTGCCCGGCGGCGCCCCCGTCTACGACAAGCGTGAGGGCCCGCCCAAGCCGCCCAAGCTCACCCCCACCCGCGCCTCGGGCCTCAAGGCCCACCGCGACCTTCCCCACTTCTCGGTGGGCCACTTCGAGGCCGTCAGCCACGTCAAGCAGGCCCTCCTCGAGCTGGAGCAGGCCGGCATCTTCTTCCAGTCCTCTCAGATGGTGGACGCGATGGGCCGCGACGACCGCATCGAGGGCGTCCTGGACGCCCGCGTGCGCGGCTTCCTCGCGCTGCCCCTGGAGGTGAAGCCCGCCAGCGAGGAAGACACCGACGAGGCCGTGGCAGAGGCCTGGCGCAAGCGCTTCGACAAGGTGTTCCCGCCCGAGGCCCTCGCGGAGCTGAAGACGTGGGGCATCATGCTCGGCGCCGGCGTGGGCCAGCTCCGCTGGGAGGTGGGCGACGACGGCCTGTGGTGGCCCCGCCTCCACGTCTGGCACCCGCGCTACCTCCGGTGGGACTGGAACACCCGCTCCTACTGGGTGACGACCGACGGGGACGGCCAGCAGGAGGTGACGCCCGGCGACGGCACCTGGGTGCTCTACACGCCCTACGGCGCGCAGCGCGGCTGGATGAAGGCCCTGGTGCGCCGGCTCGCCGTGTCCTGGCTCATCCGCCAGTGGGCCCTGCGCGACTGGGCGCGCAACTCCGAGGTGCTCGGCATCCCCATCCGCAAGGCCCTCGTGCCGATGGAGGCCCAGCCCGAGGACAAGGACCGCTTCGTCGCGGAGGTGGCCTCGCTGGCGAACGAGACCACCATCAAGGTCGAGCAGTCCTCCATCGACCAGGGCCCGAAGTACGACGTGGAGCTGGTGGAGGCCGCCCAGTCCGAGGGCATCACCTTCGACAAGCTCCTCCAGCGGGTGGATACCAACATCGCCGTCACCATCAACGGGCAGAACCTCACCACCGAGGTGAAGGGCGGCTCCTACGCCGCCGCCCAGGTGCACGAGAACGTCCGCTCCGACGTGCTCGCCTTCGACGGCAAGACGCTCCACGCCTGCGTGCACGAGCAGGTGATGGCCCCCTGGGCCGAGCTGAACCTCGGCGCCCGGGACCGCGCCCCGCGCGCCTGCTGGAACACGAAGCCCCCCGAGGACGAGGCGAAGAAGGCCACCGCCCTGGGCGCCGTGGGCACCGCCATCACGAACCTCGGCCAGGCCGGCGTCCCGGTGGACGGCCGCCGCCTCGCGGAGCGCTTCAACGTGCCCATGCGCGAGGACCTCCCGCCCGCCGCCACCGCCGGCAAGCCCCAGGTGTACGGCTACCACTTCGACGCCGGCATCATGACCCGCGACGAGGGCCGCGCGATGGTGGGCCTGCCTCCCATCGGCGGCAAGAAGGGCGGCGAGATACTCGGCGCCGAGCCCGAGCCCAAGCCCGGCGAGGGCAAGCCCGCCGAGCTGAGCGCCACGGACGCGCGCCCCGTCGCCTCCGCTCGCTCCCCCCTGGGCGCGCTGCGCGGCCAGGTGTACGCCGACGCCCTCGCGGACGCCGCGCGCCACCAGGGCGGCAACGCCCTGCGCCCCTCGGTGGAGGCGCTGCTGGCCCTCGTGGACCTGGCCGAGGGCTACGACGAGCTGCGCACCGCCGTCGTCACCCTCTACAAGGGCATGGACGAGGGCCGGCTCGCGCAGCTCCTCGAGCGGACCCTCATCATGGCCGACCTCGCCGGCCGCCACGGCGCACTCGAGGACCTGTAGGCCATGCCCGACGAGCTGGTGAAGGTGTACGCCCAGGCCCGCGTCGCCGTGCGCGCCTGGGCCGCGGGCGAGTGGAGCCGGGCCCTCTCCGAGCTGGCCCAGCTCTACCACCTGGTGCTGCTGGCCGAGCCCGTCATGGGTGACGCCCGTGAGTGACAGGCCCCCAGCGGACCCGCTGCTGCACGAGCAGGCCGTGGCCTGGTTCCGCCGCCGCGTGCCGATGACGGACAAGTCCTTCCGGGCCCTCTCCGCTCGCGCCAAGCGGCGCGCCTTCGCCGCCGCCGGCGTCGCCCACCTGCGCCTCGCCACCGACGTGCACGAGGCCCTGGAGCGCGCCGTGCGCGACGGCGTGTCCCTCTCCGACTTCAAGCGGCAGGTGCGCGAGAAGCTGGAGCGCGCCTGGGACGGCACCGTGGCCACCCCAGGCTGGCGCGTGGAGACGCTCTTCCGGACGAACGTGCAGATGGCCTACTCGGCCGGGCGCTGGCGCCAGCTCCGCGACCCGGCAGTACTCGAGGCCCGCCCCTACTGGCGCTTCGTCGCCATCCTCGACGGCCGCCAGACGCCCACCTGCGAGAAGCTCAACGGCTGGGTGGTGCGCGCCGACTCGCCGTGGTGGGACACGCACCTCCCTCCCCTCCACTTCAACTGCCGCTCCACCGTGGTGCCGCTGAGCAGGAAAGCAGGCGAGGCCGCCGGCGCGCTCGCGCACGGGCCCGAGGTGCCCGTGCAGGAGGGCTTCGGCCTCGCACCTACAGAGGGAGAATGGAAGCCCGACGCGAGCGGTTCCCCGCCCGCGCTCCGCACCGCGTACCGGGAGAAGCGGCGGGGGGCTTGAGTAGCCCTGCGGCGCACTGTTAGCTTCCTGACCTTCAGATGCACCCCCGCCTCCACCCCGCCCCCATCGTCACGCTGTCCGACGCGCACGCAGACGCCCCGGCCTCTCTGGTGGCGCTCGCGCTCGTCGGCAGCGCGGACGCGCCCCAGGCCCCGAAGGAGTTCCGTCTCTTCGCCGCCGGCGAGGTGAAGACGGTCAAGGGGACGTTCCTCTTCGACAGCGCGGCCGCCGAGCTGGTCATGGCCGCCGCGAACGAGTGGGGCAACGACTTCCCCATCGACTACAACCACGCGATGGTCGGGCTGCTCCAGCTCGACCCGGCCGCCGCCGGCGCCGCCGCGGGCTGGTTCAAGCCCCAGGTGCGCGACGGCGAGCTGTGGGCCACCGACGTGACCTGGACCCCCAAGGCCAAGGCCATGCTCGAGGCGCGCGAGTACCGCTATTGCTCGCCCACCTTCCACCCCGGCGAGAAGGGCCGCGTCGAGCGGCTCGTCAACGTCGCCCTCACGAACATCCCCGCCACGCACAAGGCACCGCCCCTCATGGCGCACGCCCTGGGCGCGGCCACCACCCCGGAGTCACCGAAGATGAAGACGCTGCTCGTCGCGCTGGGCCTCAACGACACCGCCACGGAGGCCGAGGCGCTCGCGCGCTTCCAGCAGCTCCAGACCGGCTACCAGGGCCTCCTCACCACCCTGTCCGCCGCGTCCCTCGCGGAGGCGCAGGGCCGGATCGTCGCCCTCCAGGCCGAGGCCGCCAAGGCGGTGCAGCTCCAGGCCCAGGTGGCCCAGGCCGAGCAGATCCGCCAGGCCGCGGAGCTGGACGCGCTGCTCGACCGCGGCGTGAAGGAGTTCAAGATTGCCCCGGCGCAGCTCTCCTACTTCAAGGGCCTGGGCATCGAGGCCGTGAAGGGCTTCCTCGCCGTCGCCACCGCCATCGTCCCGGGCAAGGGCCAGGCCGGCGCGGCGGGCGGCACCGCCGGCGCCACCGAGGGCACCGGCAACGTCGCCACCCTCACCGCGGCCGACAACCAGGTGGCCCAGCAGCTCGGCGTCAACGTGGCCGACCTGGCCAAGCACAAGGCCGCCGTCGGCGCCATCAAGGTCGGCGCGCGCACCGCCGAGGGCGAGGGCTCCGAGGACAAGAAGTAGCCCTCCCCGCCGCTCACCACCCCGACCCCACCCTTACTCGGAGCACTAGACACACATGGCACTCTCGAAGGCCCGCCTGCTGGAGAAGCTCAGCAACACCCCCGTCGCCCAGATGCTCGACCTGCCGGTCGCCACCGGCGTCACCATCCACCAGGGCGCGCTCGTCGTCATGCAGGGCGGCTTCGCCCGGCCCGGCTTCGTGTCCACCACCGCGGTCGCCGCGGGCGTGCTCGAGGAGGGCCCGTCCATCGTCGCCGCGGCCGCCGGCTCGCGCGTGAAGGTCAAGCGGGGCATCTTCAAGATGAAGAACAGCGCAGCCGGCGACCTCATCACCGAGGCCGACCTGCTCCAGGACTGCTTCATCGTGGACGACGAGACGGTCGCCAAGACGAACGGCACCAACACCCGCTCCAAGGCCGGTCGCGTCATGAAGGTGGACGCGGACGGCGTGTTCGTCGCCATCGGCGTGAACGACTGACCACCCCTTGAGCCAGGAGGGGCGGATTCCCCGCCCCCTCTGGCCCAGCACCACCACCGCACCCCACCCGGAGAACCCCACCCGTGGACGTCACCCCCGACACCTTGCAGGCGCTCTACTACAGCTTCAGCCTGCTGTTTCAGCAGACCCGCGAGCACACCCCGGTGTTCTACCGGCAGCTCGCCCTGGAGGTGCCGTCTTCGACCTCCGAGAACCGCTACCCCTGGATGGCGAGCATCCCGAAGGTGCGCGAGTGGCTGGGGGAGCGCGTGCTCCACGGCGTCGCGGCCCGCGCGTACACGCTCGCCAACCGCAAGTTCGAGCTGTCCATCAAGCTCGAGCGCGACCGCATCGAGGACAACCAGATTGCCCTCTTCACGCCGACGCTCCAGCTCTTCGCCCAGGAGGTGGCGAAGTGGCCGGACGACCTGCTGATGGAGCTGCTGAAGAACGCGCAGACGCAGGCGTGCTGGGACGGGCAGCCCTTCTTCCACGCGGCCCACCCCGTCAACCCCGACAAGGCGAGCGCGGGCACGTACGGCAACCTGTACCTGTCGAAGCCGCTCACCCCGGCCAACTACGACGAGGTGCGCCGCGAGATGTTCGTCCGCAAGGACGAGAACGGCCGCATCCTGCGCGTCACCCCGTCCCACCTGGTGGTGCCGCCCGCGCTGGAGACGGCCGCCCGCCAGATTCTCAACGCGGACATGGTGGCCCCGGGCACCGCGGTGGGCACCAACGCCGCCGGCGCGCACCAGCAGAACGTGCTCAAGGGCAGCGCCCAGCTCATGGTCATCCCCGAGCTGAGCGAGCTGCCCGACGGCGACGGCACGTGGATGCTGCTGGACCTCACCAAGCCCATCAAGCCGTTCCTCTTCCAGCTCCGTCGCAGCCCCGAGTTCAAGGCCCTGGACTCCCCGACGAGCGAGAACGTCATCATGCGCGAGGAATACATCTACGCCTCGGACATGCGCGGCAACTGCGGCTTCGGCCTGCCCTTCCTCGCCTCCAAGGCGAAGGCAGCGGCGAGCTAACAGCCTGGGCAGGTAGCATCCTCTGAGAAGGACCCCGACGCCCGGCCCTGAGCTGGGCGTCGGCTTTTCAGGAGGCACCGCACATGAGCATGGACAGGTCGAAGCTACCCCTCGGAGAGGACGGCAAGGTGGAGGTCATCGTCACCGTCGCACCACGGCCCGACTACGAGGGCTACTGGTCCATAGGGCACTACTTCCGCAACGGACCGAACCCGGCCATCCGCGTCACCGAGCGCGAGCTGGAGCAGCTCCTCCGCGAGCCGGTGCTCGTCATCACCCTGGCGAGCGCCACCCTGTCGGGCCCCGTCTCCAGCGGGGGCTTCGGCGTGAGCGACGAGGAGCAGGCCTTCATTGAGGCCTGGCGGCACGCGCGCCAGGCGGGCCTCACGCCCGAGCTGCTCAGCCCCCAGGACCGCGAGCAGCTCGCCGGCCTGCGCGAGGCCATGAAGGCGATGGCCAGCACCACCACCGAGGCGCCCCGGCGCGTCTCCCCCGCGCCCGAGCGCGAGGATCGCAAGCGAGGACGGTAGCCCGTGGCCAGGTACGCTGAAGTGCAGGACCTCCAGAACCTCACCCCGGGCAAGGCCCTCCAGGGCATCCCCCCGGAGAAGCTCGAGGCCGCCCTGGACGCCGCGAGCGCGGAGGCCGACGGCTACCTGGCCGCGCGCAAGGTGCTGCCCCTCACCTCGTGGGGGGCGGACCTGAAGCTCCACGTCTGCGCAATGGCCACCTGGCACGCGATGCGCGGGCGGGGCTTCAGCACGCAGGAGGGGGCGAACGAGGTGGTGCGGATGGGCTACCAGGACGCGGTGGCCTGGCTCACGAAGGTGAGCAGCGGCACCGTGCAGCTCCCCGAGCCCATCTACCTGGATAGCAGCGCCTCCGTCGCCGCCGCGAGCGGCGAGGGGGGCCTGCGCGCCATCGCCGTCACCATGCACGTCGAGCCCTACACGGGCCAGGTGCGCGTGGGCTCGCCCAAACCGCGGGGGTGGTAGGCCCGTGGCTGTCACCGGGGACTTCCGCAAGCTGAAGGACCTGGGGCGCCGCCTGGAGCGGGCCTCGCTGGTGGCCCGCGTGCGCGTCAACGGCGCGCTCGCCGGCGCCGCCCAGGAGCAGGTGGCCCAGGCCTTCATGGAGGGGCGCGACCCCTGGGGCCGGAAGTGGAAGCCCATCACCCACCGGCAGGGCCAGCCCCTCCGGGACACCGGCCGGCTGATGAACAGCTTCCACGTCGCCCACGGGCCCTGGGGCTTCACCATCGCCTCGGGCGTCGTCTATGCCGCCATCCACAACTTCGGGGGCACCGTGCGCGTCCCGGAGCGCCTCATGGGCCGGCGCCGCTCGGGCGCCTTCGGCCGCCGCGGCCGCCGGGGCACCGTCGCCAGCTCGTGGACGCGCGCGCACAGCGCCACCATCCCCGCCCGCCCCTTCATCCCCTCCCCCGACAACCTGGGCCCCAGGTGGCTGCGCGCGCTGCGCGAGGCCGCCGACGAGGCCCTCCACGAGGTCCTCCGCTGATGGGCACCCTCACCGCGCTGGCCGACGCCCTCCGGGCTGAGCTCGAGCACGACGCCATCCCCGTCCAGGTGGGCCGCAGCGCCCTGTCCCAGCTCGACGGCTGCCCCCGCGTGGTGCTGCTGCCCACCACCGACACCTTCGCCCCGGCCCGCCAGGGCCTCTCGGGCGTCCCCGGCGAGGTGCACCTGGCCCGCAAGAGCATCCGGGCCGGCTTCGCCGCCCACCTCTTCGGCGCCGACACCGACGCCACCGAGGAGCTGCGCCGCCGCGTCGCCTACACCCTGCTCGCGCAGGGCGGCCAGGCGGTGGCGCTGGGTGGGGGCGAGTGGGACCAGGGCGCAGCCGTCTCCCAGGATGGCGAGCGCTACATCCTCGCGTTCTCCGTGGAAGTGCCCCTGCACGACGCCGCGCGCTCGGAGACCGAGGTCACGCCTGCCAGCACGGCCAGCACCTTCGACCTCGTGGAAGCCCTCCCCCTGTAGCTCACCCTGACCGGAGTGTCGTAAAACCGACGACGCGCCGCCGCCCCCACCCCTGGAGCACCCCGACATGCCGCTGCCCGAAGTGAAGCAGTTCATCCGCAACCGAGGCCTGGGCGTCATCCCCGACTCGGCCACCGGCACCCACGTGAAGATCGGCTGCTGCTCGGCCGGCACGGCGAACGAGGTCCTCTCCTTCAACGACAAGGAGAGCGTGAAGGCGAAGCTCGGCGCGGGCCCGCTGGTGGAGTCCATCCTCTTCCACCTGGAGACGGCCGGCGGCCCGGTGCTCGCGGTGAAGGCCCCCAGCTCGACGGCGGGCGCCATCGGCGCGCTCACGCCCACCGCGACGGGCACGGCCACCCTGGCGGCCAGCGGCGCGGCCTTCGACGAGTACGACCTGGTGGTGCAGGTGGTGACGGGCGCGGGCACGCTCGCCGGCGGCGGGGCGACGTTCCGCTACAGCCTGGACGGCGGGCGCCTCTGGAGCGCAGAGCTGGCGGTGCCCACCTCGGGCATCTACCTCATCACCGAGGCGAACATCACCCTGACGTGGACGTACACGGCGGGCACCGCCTTCGTCGCCGGCGACAAGCACACGGGCTCGAGCACCGCCCCCCGCTCGACGCAGAGCGAGGCCCTGGCCGCCGTGGACGCGGCCCTGGCGGACCCGACGCTGTGGAGCTGGGTGCACCTGGTGGGCCCGGAGTCCAGCGTGGCCACCGCCGTCACCCTCTTCACCGCGCTGGAGACGAAGCTGGCCGGCGCCGAGGCCTCCCTCTACCGCTACGTCTTCGGCCTCATCGAGCTGCCGCAGGACACCGACGCGAACATCAAGACGGGCGTGGCCGCGGTGGCCGGCGACCGGGTGTCCGCCTGCGCCGGCTTCGCCTGGGTGCGCAGCGTGCTCAGCTACGGCCGCCTGGTGAAGCGCTCCACCGCGTGGCTCGCCTGCCAGCGCCTCGCCAGCATCCAGCCCGGCCAGGACGCGGCCGCGCTCGAGGACGGCCCGCTGCTGGGCGTCGTGTCCCTGGTGCGCGACGAGCAGAAGACCCCGGGCCTGGACGACGCGCGCCTCACCACCCTGCGCACCTTCGTCGGCCAGCCCGGCTTCTACCTCACCAACGTCCGCATCAAGTCGGTGCCCGGCACGGACTTCGAGTACGCGCAGCACCGGCGCGTCATGGACGTGGCCTGCGCCGTCAACCGCCAGGCGATGCTCCGCTACCTGTCGGCCCGCCTGCGCGTGGATCGCAAGAGCGGCACCATCCTGGAGAAGACCGCGCGAGCCATCGAGGCCGACGTGGGCCGCCAGCTCGAGTCCGCCGTCGTGGACACCGAGGACGCGAGCGCCGTGTCCGTCACGGTGAACCGCACCGACAACATCCTCTCCGAGAAGGTCCTGCGCACCCAGGTGGCCATCGTGCCCCACGGCTACGCCAAGGCCATCGAGGCCACCATCAGCTTCTTCAACCCCGCGCTCGCCGCCGCGTAGTCCCCACCCCACCGCACCCCGACTGAGGCACCCCGAACATGATTCCCTTCCCCCTGGTGAACGGCCATCGGCACGACTTCGCCAGCATCGACCTGGTGGCCAACGGCAGGCGCTTCCAGGCTGTCCGCTCGTGCAACTACAAGGACCAGCTCACCCCGGGCGTCATGCGCGGGACGGGCAGCCGCAAGGCCGGCCGTACCAAGGGCACGCACGACGCGACCGCCCAGGTGGAGGTCTACAAGGGCTTCGCGGAGGACTTCCTGCTGTACCTGACCGGCGCGGACCCGACCGTGGGCTACGGCGAGGTGGAGTTCACCGTCGTCGTCTCCTACTCCTCGCGCGGGATGCCGCTCACCGTGGACACCCTGGAGGGCTGCCGCATCGTCGCCTCCGAGGACTCCCACTCCGAGGGCGAGGAGCCGCTGGCCGTCCGCTTCGACCTCGACCTCACCGACCTGAAGCGCAACGGCAAGTCCATCGTCTCCAAGCCCCTGCTGTAAGCAGCCCGAGGTAACACGTGTCCGAAAGCATCCTGCCCAGCCCGTCCGCCGAGGTCGTCAAAGAGCTGAAGACGAAGCACGCCGGCGTCCCCCTGTCCCTGCTCTCCGCGGGCGGAAACCACGTCGTGGTGCGCCCGCCCTCCCGCGAGGAGTGGGGGAAGTTCCGCAAGTACGGCGCGGACCCCGAGCTGCGCGTGCACGCAGGCCCCAACCTGCTGCGCGACTGCCTCGTGCACCCCTCCCTGGAGGCCTTCGACACGGCCCTGGGCAAGATGCCCGGCCTCGCGGAGGCCTTCGCCGGCGAGGTGGTGGAGCTGGCCGGCATGGTCGCCGTCGAAAAAAAAGTGCTGTAGGGGGAGGGCTCCTCGCCAGGGCAAAGCTGGACGACGAGCTGGCCGCGGATGCGCTCATCACGCTCATCCGCGGCCCCCGCTCCCAGGACCCCCAGGAGCTTGAGCTCGAACGGAAGCTGGAGCGCGTGGGCGCGCTGCTCGTGGCTGACTTCTTCCACCGCATCCGCGCCCTGGTGAGGTAGCACCGTCGTGGAGCGCTTCAGGTGGGTGTTCGAGGTGTTCGACAAGCTCAGCGGCCCCGCCGGCCGCATGGGCTCGTCCCTGAAGCGCACCGAGAAGCAGCTCGAGGACACGAACCGGGCCCTGAAGGTCCTCGACAGGCAGGCGGCGCAGTCGCGCATCGCCAAGCTGACGGACCCGCTGGAGAAGCAGCGCGCCGTCCTCCAGCTCCAGAAGATGGACCTCGAGGGCGTGGCCAGCGGCCTCAAGACGGCCGGCCTGGCCGCCGGCGGCTTCGCTACCGTGCTGGGCGGCGTGGCCACCGCGGCCGCGGGCCTGGCGCTCGGCGGCGTGGGCCTGGGCGTCTTCGGGGCGAAGTTCGCCACCGAGACGCTCATGTTCAAGGAGACGACGATGACGGCCCTGGAGCAGATGACCGGCACCCAGGCCGAGGCGGACCGCATCTTCAACCAGGCCCTCCAGTTCGCCAAGAAGACCCCGTTTGAAACGACGGACGTGCTCGGCGGCTTCACCTCGCTGCTGGGCGCCGGCTTCAAGGTGGACGAGGTGGGCACCGTCTTCGCCGCCATCGGGGACGCGGCCGCGGCGAGCGGCTTCGACCGCCAGGTCGTGGACAGGATGATTATTGCCTTCAGCCAGATAAAGGCGAAGGGCCGCCTCCAGGGCGACGAGATGTTCCAGATGATGGAGGCCCTGGGCCGCGCCGGCGTCGGCACCCGGAAGATTTACGAGCAGATCGCCGCCGTCATGAAGGTCCCCGTGGACCAGGTGGCGAAGCTCCAGGAGCAGGGGAAGATAGACGCGGACAGCGCCATCTTCGGTGTGCTCAAGGCGCTCGAGGCGCGCGGGGGCGGCGCGGTCGGCACCATCATGGACAGGCAGTCCAAGACGCTGAAGGGCCTGCTCTCCACGCTCAGCTCGGCGCCGGCCGATATGTTCCTGTCGATGGACACGAAGAGCGCGCCCGGTTTCCAGGCCATCAAGGGCACCGTGGAGAACCTCACCCTCCTCTTCGACACCAGCCGGACCTCGGGCCAGCGAACGATGGAGGTGCTGGACAAGCTCTTCAACGGCGTCATGGGGCGCCTCTTCGGGGACCTCGCGGGCGCGCAGGGCTTGGAGCGGATGGAGAAGGCCCTGGCCAACGTCGCGGACCGCCTCCAGGAGGCCATCCCGGACCTGGTGCGCGCCGCGGGCACCTTCGTGGAGCTGGCGGTGGCGATGGGCCGCGTGCTGGACGTGGCCCTGAAGCTGAGCGCCCCGGTGCGCGCGGTGGCCGGCGCCTTCCTGGGCGACCTCGGCGGGGGCAACATCGTGGAGGACCCGTCCGCCGGCTACGCGATGGCCGACGGTGCGGCCGCGGGCGTGCTCGCCGGCAAGGGCCAGCTCGAGCGGGCCACGCGGGACCTCGCCCTGGCGGGCCAGCAGGCCTTCAAGGACGAGAACGAGATTCACAGCCCCAGCCGGGTGTTCGAGCGCTACGGCCGCTACACGGCCGAGGGCTACGCCCAGGGCGTGGATGCCGGCAGCGGCGGCGCGCACGAGTCCATCCTCGGCCTGTCCAAGGCCCTGCCCGGCGCGCTCGCCGGCGGGGGCACCACCATCACCGTGACGGCCCCCATCACCGTGCACGCGAGCGGAGCGGACCTCGCGGACGGGGGCTTCCTCGCCCAGCTCAAGGCCCAGGTGGAGGCCGCGCTCGCGGCCGCGCTGGAAGGCGCGGCCCTCCAGGGAGGCATGGTCAATGGCTAGTCGGAAGCTGCTGAGCGCCATCAGGGGTGCGGCGAGCGCCCCTCCGTCGTGGGTGGACAACCCGGCTGCCTGGGACGTGGCCTACCTCAACGGTCGGCCGCTGCCGGGCCTGGCCAGGCTCGAGGGGGAGGGCTTCGCGCAGCGCTTCGACTCCAAGGGCTCGCCCGGCGCCGACGGCGCGACGCACACCTTCCTAGGGAGGGAGGCGAGCGAGTTCAAGCTGACCCTCCTCATGTGGCTGCCCGAGCACCTGGAGCAGCTCCGGGACGCGGTGCGCCAGGTGACGCCCAAGCGGGTGGTGCCTCGCCCCAGCCCCAGCGCCCCCGCGCCGCGCAGCCCCGAGCCGGCGCCGGTGGGGGAGGACTTCTTCGTCGCCTTCGCCCGGGACACGGCGCGCACAGGCCTCCCGGCGGCCTACAACCCGCCCTTCCGGGCCGGCGAGGACCTGGACGGCGTGGGCGTGGGCGGCAGCGCGCCCGCCCCCTCCCCGCTGCGCCCCGCCGGCGCGCCAGGCCCGAGCGGCTCCAGCTCCACGCCCTCGCAGCCCAGCGTGACGGCCGTGACGCTCTCCCACCCCTCCCTGGCCATCTTCGGCCTCTCGCGGGTGGTGGTGCAGGCCATCGGCCTGCCCGAGTCCGACGGGAAGGGCGCCTGGAAGTGCGTCTGGAAGCTGCGCCAGTACGTGCCGAACAACCTCCGCACGAACATGGCCGGCCCCACCCGGCGCTCGGTGGACATCGCCAACGGCATCCGCACCACCCCGGGCCTCTCGGGCCCGACCTCACCCAGCCGCGGCTCGGTGGACCCTTGAGCTTCGCCACGCTCGCCGGCCAGCCCATCATCAGCGGCTTCGTGAGCCTGCCTCGCCTCGGCGCGTGGCGGGCCGAGCTGCTCGTGGACACCGTGGAGCTGCCGGCCGCGCTGGCGG